CTCTTGTCCACCATAAGACATCACTATTATTTCAGTTGGCATAAACATAAGATTGTCGTCCCAATCAAACGCATAGTACTTAAAATCTGGATTACCTAAATCGTCAAAACCTTCTGACATTTCGATACCCATAATCTCTTGCAGTCTACCGATTTCGTTTTCTATTAATACTTTTCTCATATTGTAAAATAATTGGGGGAGGAAGTCCTCCCCCATAATTATATTATTTAGATGTTTTCAAAAGATGCTCCTGTTGGAGTTACTAAGAATTCAATGTCAATAAATTCAAGTGCTCTTGTTGGTTTAATGTAAATTTTACCCGATAATTGGTTTCTATCGATATCTTCAGGAGAATCAGATAACACAACTTTAAAGTCTGTTAAACCTCTTTCTCTTTTGATATTTTCTAATATTGGGTTTACTAAACCTAAGAACTCATTTCTTACAACTTCATCATTTTGTTCAAATAATAATCTTACCGCTACGTTTGAGATAAGTTTTCTTGCTTGTAATAATAATCTTCTTACATTAATTCTATCTAAAGCCGATTCTCTTACTTGTAATGTTTTATTACCAAAGATAATAGTACCTACGTCTGAGAATGTGGCAATAGGGTTAATTCTATTAACATATAATTCATCTCTTTCGTCTAATGTTAGTTTCTTTCTCGCTTTAATTGCGTTTACTAAACCTCTTGTGTAACCCGCAGATGCGAACCAAGGGAAAGCAACGTTATCAGTTAACGCGATGTTTCTTAACACCTCACCTGTTGGTGGCATATAAACCTGTACAGAGTTTTCAGTATCTCTAACTTGAATCCAAGGGAAGTAAGTTGCGGAATAGTTAGAATCTAAACCAATAGAATCTAAATCATCAACTACCTCATCAACTGTGTCTCTGTCAGGAGAGTCGATTAAATAAAGTGAATCTGCTCTTTCGTCTTCAATCATATCAATCGCTTCACCAACTAATGATGAATTATCGTAGAAGTTAATACCTGGTGTTGCAAATAAGTTAATGTTTACTGCTTCAGGGTTTCTGAACGTCATAATACCATTTAAGAAAGAATAGTAATCTGAAGTACCACTATCGGTACCTATCGCTTGGAATCCTCCATTTACGAAACCACTCTTACCTAAGATATATGAATCTGAGTTTGTTCTATTTTCTCTATAAATGTCCCATCCATCAAAACCACCAGCAGGTGCCACAGTGAATTTACAACCTACTAAAGATGAGAAGTTACCCTCACTAGTTTCAAAAGACTCACCTGTAGTGTCAAACACTTCTTGGTCTGCCGCTGAAGAAAGGTGGAAACCTTTAATTTCGACTTCACTTGTATTTGAAGATGTTCCTTTAAATTTAAATACTGAGTGGTCAATACCTACAGTATTAGAAACACCTAAATAAGTTTTTCTTACTTTATCTGCGTTAACCTGAACTGCGTTTCCGTTAGCATCATAACCAACAACCTCACCCGCAGTGTAGTATTTTGTTTTATATGTAATAGGCATTACCTCAACACTTGATGTTTTCTTAGATACATAACCCATAAAACCTGCAGGAACTGCATCTATTGGTGCGTCTGTTGCAAGGTCTAATATAATGTAGCTTGACTTTAATTCGTACTCACTATCAGCGGTACCAACTTTTCTACCCACATAACCAGGAATGTCAGGATTCATAGAACATCTTGAGAATTTTTCTAATACGATAGGATTTGCATCTGTATCATAGAAGTCTCTTACTAAGATGTCGAATTCTTGTGTTTCTAAGTTAATGTTTACAAAAGAAACTTTTATTTCTTCTGTTGATGTATCACCGTCAGAAATTGTTTTAATTCTGAAAAGATTAGATACTGAACCACCTCTAACTTCAGATACAACCCACGGAGTTTCTGAAGACTTCCAAGAAGTTCCAAAAGAATCACCATCAGAAATAACATCTATTGATGCATACACACCAACCACTTTACCTATCTCAGTACCCCAAGATAATGAGTTAATATAAATTTCATCAACAAATAATGGGTATTTATCTGCGTCTTTATCAAAAGCCGCTCCACCTAATACCTTTTTAATATATTTTTTTGAAGTAGTATCAAAGTTACACACAAAAGATTTTACACCATTATTAGTGTTTACATCTAAAGTGAAATCACCTTTAGGATTGTTTTCTAAAACACCTGAAGAGATTGAAACTGAATTCACTTTAAAACCTAAAGTGTCACCAGTGTATTCGGCTCTAGACCTTAAAACCGCAATTGGTTTGTTGTGGTATTCCTCATCTCTACTAATTGAGTGTTGGAAAGCAATTACTTTTACTTTATCTTGTGTAATGTTAGGGTCGTTAGGGTCAACCTCAGTATAGAAGGCCGCCATATATGTATAACCCTGAACAGTTAATCCTGAGTCGGTAAACTCTTGGTTAATCCACTCAACATTATTACTGAAGAAATCTACAGTTGAAGTTGTATCGACTGAAGCATCCCAATTGTTGTAAGATTGTGCATTACCAATAACTATCGGATTGTTTGATGTTGAGTTGTTTTCTAAATACGCCTTAACTAAAGATGTTAAACCTGAAGATTGCGTATACGAATTACTCATAGCATCGTTTATTATGTTAATATCACCTGACTCAACAACGTTTGCCGCTAAGTCGATAACACCACCGTTTACATTAAAAATTACTTCAGCTACCAAATTGCCCGAACTTAAAGACGAATAGTCCCAAGAACCAATCATTTTTAAAACATAAGAATCACCACCATTATATCCTGAGTAACCTAAAACTCTTGTTACAAATAATTGACTTGATTGATTCAAATATGATTTTGCATAATATGGTAAAGGAAGTTTTAAAGTGTCTCCGATTTTTTCGGGAGACAGTCCGCCAAACAATGTTTTAAACTCGTTATAACTTGAAACCAATACTGGTTCAAACGCTGGACCCTTTTTTGTTTCTCCCACCAAACCAAGTGTCGATACACCCACGCTCTGTGAAACAAAACTTAAATCTTTTTCAGATGTGTATACACCTGGAGATACGAAAACTCTATTAGAATTTGCCATTAGTACTTATTTTTTTTTATGAAAG